CAATTACACAGTACACAGACGCATTGGCAGTTAGTGCTAACACAAGTGCTATTGCTACTGCTAAGTCAGAAGCAATTAGCTCTGCCGCAAGTGATGCAACTACTAAAGCCAATGCCGCACGTGATGCAGCCATTAGCGCAGTTACAAACGGTGCTGGTGCAGCATTTGACACATTGTTAGAAATCCAAAATGCAATGGCAACTGATGCCGAATTAGCTTCTGCTATCTCTGGTTTAACTTTAACTGGTATCAGTGGTAACCTACCAGTAAGCAAGTTAAACAGTGGTACAAGCGCAAGCTCAAGTACATTCTGGCGTGGTGACGGTGTATGGGCAGCTGGTGTTGCAGGTCCTACAGGTCCTACAGGCCCACAAGGTGTTGCAGGTCCTACAGGTCCTACAGGTCCAACAGGTGCGGCTTCTACTGTAGCTGGTCCAACAGGTCCAACAGGTCCAACAGGTGCGGCTGGTACTAACGGTACTAACGGCGCAACAGGTCCAACTGGTTTAACTGGCCCAACTGGTCCAACTGGCCCAACAGGTCCAACTGGTGCAACAGGTGCTGCTTCTACAGTAGCTGGTCCAACTGGTCCAACTGGTCCTACAGGCCCTACAGGTAACCCATGGGGTGGCGGCACATTCACTGGTGCAGTAACAATGAATGCAGGCTTGACAGTAACTGGTGCAATTACATCAACTGGTGAGATTACAGCTTACTACTCAGACGCAAACTTGAAGAAGGATGTTGTAGAAATTCAAGATCCAATTGCCAAAGTTATGAGTTTGCGTGGTGTAACTTTCCGTCCTAACGAAACAGCGTTGGCATTAGGTATTACTGACAAAGAAGAAGTTGGTGTTATTGCTCAAGAAGTTGAAGCAGTATTGCCACAGTTGGTAACAGCCAGTGCGTTTGCTGGTTACAAGACTGTTAAGTATGACAAGTTGACAGCACTATTGCTCGAAGCAGTAAAAGCTCAACAACTACAAATTGATGCACTAAGAGCAGAAATTTCTAAGTTGGGTGGTTCAGCTACAACTGAACTTTAATCTAGTGAAACGAGGAGGCAAATAAAATGGCAATTCTTCCAGCAACTGGATCAGCAATTACGTTTGGTAACGTCAAACGTGGCTACTCTAACACAACTGGATCTAACGTGGCATTACGTGCTACGTTAGGTGGATACTTAGGTATCAGTTCCGGAGCAGTTAATTTGAGCAGCACGTTTGGTGGTCGTACAACACCATACGCTACATAATAGTAGTAAAATTAAAGAAAGGGTGGCAACACCCTTTCTTTTTGGACAAATTTTCTAAACAAAATCTGATACATAATAACAACAAGGAGTAACCTATGTCGCTTACACAAAACGAAATTTTAAACAATACTAGAACAGTATTGAAACAAGTTCCATTCCGTACAACATTTGAACGTGAAAACTTTTTATTTGGATCATTAAACGGTCCTAGACTCTTGGTAACATTATGCCAAGATATTGAATTCCTAAACGGTGAATTTAATCGCGTTACCAACGATTGGGAAAAGCAAGCAATTTTAGATGAGATGAATTTGGTAAATGTTAAAATTGCTGAACTACAAGAATCAGTTGGTACAGATGTTAAAACAGCCATCGAAGCAGCCGAGCCAGAGTTTTGGGTTGAAGAACTAGCACGTAAAGCTGCAGTAGAAGCAATTTGTCAAACTACCACGGTAGAAAACATGAATCAATTGTTAAAGTTGCCAGCAGAGTTGTACGAAGAAGCCATTACCAAGTGTCAGACATTTCTGAATGTGATCAACAAGACAACAAGACTCGCTGAACGCAAGGCAAATATAAGAAATGTGCCATCTTCAGACGAGGCATAATGTTTAAATCCGCAAAGACTGTATTTGATAAACAGCCTGCACTCAGCGAGCAGGTTGTAATATGTGTTCCAACAAGCGGCCTAGTACACGCATTGTTTTCGTACTGTCTAGTAAACACAATACGCTATACAGAGCAACAGGGCATTCCTGTTGTATTAGAGATGGATACTGGAACAGTACTAAGCAATCAGCGACAAGTGTTATCTGATTCAGCAATGAACAATCATCAAGCAGATCACATCATGTGGCTTGATAGCGATATGACATTTCCCGAAGATGTTATTGTTAGACTGCTTGAACATAAAAAAAATGTGGTATGTGCCACATACTCCAAGCGAGTAGCACCCTTCCATCCAACAGCATTTTATAATATAGAACCAGTTGAACCAGTTGATACTGAACAGCATGGATTGGTAGCAGTCAAGTATTCAGGAATGGGCTGTATGTTGGTACGTGCCAGTGTGGTTGATAATATACCAAGTCCGCATTATCCATTGAAGTGGCATGCTCCTAGTTCAACCTGGCACGGCGAAGATATGGGATTCTGCGACCTGTTAGCAGACAACAACATAACACTATTTTGTGACTTAGATCTTAGTCGAGAGATTGGGCATTTAGGCGTACAAGAGTTTTATGTGAATCAGGCAAACTAACAAAAAACGCACACCAGCGATTTAGTTTTTTAAGATTGATACTTGCTGAAATGTGAAACTCTGGATAGTCGTCAGTGGCAAGTACACTGCGCATAAGAGCGCCATCAATGAATGCGCTTTTAACCAACTCTCTTCGAAGTACAGTATCTCCCAACACAACATTTATCAATGGATGATACCATAGTTCGTCATTGATAAGTCTGCGCAGTTCTAAATACCAACGCTCGGTATAACATGTAGAGTTTTTGTACAGTTGGTTGAGCAGTGGATTATTTAGATGAGGTACCCAGCAACTTTGATAGTGTAGCTGATGATGTGGGCCATTGTAGACTTGGTTTGATTTTGTTGTATTTTTAATTATTCTTAACATCGTCTAACAAACCTTCTAGTGCTTCTTTGAATCCTCGACTACTAAACATTTTGGCAGTATTTCTATGCAACGGCTGCGGCCACTCCCATATGTTTACCCAACAATATCCTGCGCTTTCTTCATCAAGTATAGGAACAAATTCATCTTCGCATAATATAAGATAACTTACATGTCTAAATCTTTTATCTCGAGTTGTAAATGTATACACATGACTCATAGCAAGTGTATTAGGAACTCCAGGAAATCCAAGTTCTTCGCACAGCTCTCGCTTTAGACCATTGAGGTCACCTTCGTTGCCATCAAGCTTTCCGCCCCACAAACCCCAACACATGCTGTGTGTTTCCGCAGGACTACGCAGCTGCATCATAGCTCTGCCTGTTTTTTTGCTAACGATAAGTGCGCCTACTGCTCTCATAATATACTAGTTAGTTGACAATGCGCCACCAGCCTTGTTCAAAGGTGCCTTCAACTGCAAGAACCCAGTCTGTTCCAGCAAAGAATAATTTCTTCATGGTGTTGGCATTTGTAGTATAGGCACTTGAGTTAATCGCACTAGCATCAAAACTAACAATCCAATCACTGCCGTTGTATTCAATAATATCATTTTCATTGGCAACAACTGTACCCCATAAACCATTTTGTACAACGCTATTTGTAATTATATATCGTTGACCAGCACTGGCACTTGGTATACTTCCATTGCCTGGGCTATTGCGTGTGGGATCAATGACTCCATTGACCATTGTGATAGTATCGTTTGGTAAAGATGAAGTGTCAAGTGTATAGCTTAATACGTTTTCGTTTTCGGGTATCTCAGAAACTTTGACAATAACTTCCACCGGGTCAAGCGGGTCGCCTAATTTTAGTCTTATTTCGGTGATGCCATTGTTGATACCGCCAAATTTAGTAAAGTGATCTTTCCAGCTTAAATTATTACCAGTGGTGTGATCTAGTGCTGTGTTGTTTCTGTTTAATAATTGAATATAATCTTCTGCCACTTTAATGTGTCTATCTTCAAATGTAATCCATTGACGACTTTGCATGTTTGATTCGTTAAAAACTAAATCATCAATGAACCCATAATTAGCACCCATATTGTTTAGAATGCTATGGATAAGCACTTGTCTTTTAACTTTGGCCGGCGGCGTTAGAAAAATTGGCAGAGAGAAGATTAAACTTGCAACGTCTATAATATCGTCTGTTCCTTGCGGAAT